TCTAATAGTTTATTTACTAATGAGTTAGATGCTTTTTTCAAAGCAGAACTTAAATTTTGTTGATTAAACTTACCTCCTTCGTCAATAAGAACAGCTGACATACTCACTTCATCCGCAGACTCTTCTACAAGAGCTTTCTTAATAACTTTTCCATCTTTAATTAAAGATCCTTTTAGTCTAATGACTACAGATTCTTTATTATTATGTAATACAGAAAAACTAGATTGTGTTTTTAGTACATCTAAATAAACAATTTCTGCAGAAATCTTGAGTGTAGATGTTTTATCCAACTCGTATTCCTTTTCTTGTAAGATCTCTTCTAGTATATTTTTTACACCAAATTCTAAATTACGGTTACCTGCAAGAGAACCCATCACTACTTTATTAGTAACAGATACTATATCTATCTTCTTAGGTTCTTCATACCAGATATTAACAGGATTATTTTTAAATGTCCCGTCTATCCTCCACTCAAGCCAGTTGATAACGTTTCTTTGTAATTCTCTTTCACCAGAAAATTCCAGATAAATAAAGAAAATCTGGAACATGAGTGCAAAGATCACCCATATAAAAGCTAGACATATGAATATACTTATAAATATATCAAATAGCTTTTGGCCATAACTAATTACAATTGCTCTCATATTTTTATATATTTAAGAGAGCCCAGTAAGACTTATCTTCCCTGCCCTCTATATTTACTAACTTTTTTATCTTTAGGTCCGCTAGTTTTACTAAATTTACCAGTTCTTCTTTTACCAAAGCTGATCTTCTTAGCTTCAGTTCCTTTAGTTTTTGCCATGGTTTATTGGTTTTATGCTAATAAAGCGTGATACTCTTTAAAATGCTTAATGCGATCAGGTAAACCAATAGTACCACCGTTTACACGTTTAGTAATTTTGGTTACAACCTCAGCACTAGATCCTGTATCAGCAATAAGACTAAGCCCATTCTTTTTCCAGAACCATGCAGCAGAAGCTAACGCATGTTTAGTAGATACTAAATCTGGGTTAGCAAGAATATCATCTTCTACAGCTAGATCAAATGCAGTATAGTTTTGTTTACCCGTCAATTGGATATATCCTCTTCCACGGAACTTGAACCCTTCTCCTGATGTTTCAGGACCGTTACCCATTCTATTACCATACACTTTGTTAGCAATCTTTTCCGGTTTACGAGCATAAGCATCAGCTAATGCTTGTGTAGGAAAGTATTTCTTAAAAATACCCATAAGACCTTTAGCTGAGTAGTTAAGGTTTTCTTGAGTAAGTCTAAATCCACCTGATTCATGACCACATTGAGCTAAGAAGTGAGCCAATCTCAATGGTGTATTAACACCAAACTTTTCCATTACGCCAGGGATCTGATTAATAACAGTATCCGGAACGTGTCCTTTTAATCTATCTAAGTTCATATGTATAGGATGTTTATTACTTCTTCTTACTAACAGCACCTGTTTTAATCTTAACAGATGTCTTTTTAACTTCTTTAGCAACTTGAGCTGCAGCTACTACTTTCTCAACCTTGCTACCAAATAAGAACTTCTTAATTAAGTCAATTAACTTTTTCATATTATTTATTTTTTTTGCCGATCTTCCAATAAGTTTGGAAGCCATAAGAAATATTACCGTTTATGTCTGATCCGGCTTTAAGTCCGTAAATTTTATCTTTCTTAGTCTTTAGAATAACTCCTGCTTCTGCAGAATGTAATCCTAAAGTTTGTGTTGTATTTACTCCACCTCCTACATACAATTGTGTTTTAGAAGGAGCCTGGTTAGTAATTGTTACAGTTTTAGTGACAAATGGGATCTTGTAATCATATTTCCAAGTTCTTCCTGTAATCTTATTTTCACGAATACTATCAGTAACTACAACATAACCAAGTGTATCAAGCTTCACACTATCAACATATATAGCTAATGCAGTGTACATCTTAACAAGATTGTCAAACTGTACCTTTAGAGCAGCATAATTAGTATCAGCTAAGTATTCTGTTTTTCCTTCTACAAATAAACTATCATAAATAATCTTAGCTGGAAGAGGTTTGGCATAAATCAAACTGTCTTTCTTAAACCATGTGGTATCATGTACAACAAGAGTGTCAGATCCAGATTGAACGCCTCCACCTACACAACCTTTATTCTGTAAAAGAACAAAGACTACTAGTACTCCTATAATAAAAAAGTATACTTTATTCATCAGTTTTCTTTTTAAATGAGAATTTATCACCTGTGTCACCAATCAATGCTGCTATACAGATATACATTACTGCGTCTACTAAAGCATCAGATGGTTTTATATCTCCATGGGAGAAACTGTTAGCAGTTAATGTTACACATAAAAATAAGGCACACATGAAACCTACTACTGGTTTAATAGAAGTAGATCCACGCTCATCTTTAAAAAGATCTAAAGCCCATTGTTTAAAAGTCATACTTAATTGTTTTATATTTGTTATCCGGCAGGATAGCTAAAATCTCTTGATAATAGCCTAAGTCCTTTACAGGAGCTGTAGGTGTAGTAGCAGCTTTAAATAGTTGGCGTTCTAGATTATCTATCCTAGTTTTGTCTACATTAGACTGAGCCATTAAAGCTTTTACATCAGCTTTTATCTCGTTTACATCATTCCAAATAAGTAGACTGATGAGAGATACGAGTGTAGGAAATATCCAAACTTTAAAAGCTGCGATAGAGGGATTTTCTCTAGTCATTTAAGTTACTATTTTAAAAGTTTGAACTCATAAACAGAACCTGCTGGTTTTTTTAGACTGATAGTCAATGTGTTAGGTACAATTCCACCTTTAGAATCTCTACGTACAAAGTAACGTAGTCCTGAAGGCTGTTTAACAACTGACTTTCCTCCACCTGCTGTAACATTTTCAGCAGGAATAAGAATTGAATCTGCAGGAATGTTAACTGGAGCAGTAACTGACATCATAGTTCCTGGAATAGGAAACCCTAGAGCGTCTTTTTGGGCATAAAACTTTTTAGCCATGGTATAAATTATTTATAAATAAACGTTAGAAGTGTAAGATTTCTATAAACCCTACATTATAATATACAAAATATCTGGTATAAAACCATCACATATAACATAATTTACATACACTAAACATATAAACAATCATCATGAGCCACCAACTATGGACAACCCTTATTAAGTACAATGTCAGTCCTAATCAGATCTATTTCCTAGATTGCTGCAGGAGTAGAATTAAGCCTACTGGAATCATTAATCCAGATGCTGAAGCTAACATCTGTAGAGCTAAAGGATATGTTAATGAGAAAGGAGAGCTGACACAAAAAGCAATGATAATTTTAGACGAGTTTGAAATATTTCTTGTCAAGACTAAGAAAAAAGTAGCAACAGAGGTATTAGGTGACAAGTTCTTAGATAAAATTGCATACTATAGAGAGCTATTCCCTCCTAAAGCTTTACCATCTGGTTCTATGGCTAGACAATCCGTAGAAGAGCTTAAAAAGAAGTTTATTGTATTCTTTAAAACCTATCCTCAGTACAACTGGGCCTTAGTTCATTTAGCTACTGATTACTACATCTTTGAGAAAGAAAAGAATGGGTACATGTACATGATGAACAGCAGTTACTTTATACAAAAAACAGACAACATCAGTAAGACAACTAAGTCTGAACTAGCTGACCATTGTCAGTTCTTACTAGATAACCCAGACATATTAAAACCTGCTTTAATTGATTATAAGACAGCTAATAGTGGCTGGATTGAAAAAGATCAGTAAGAAAATTTTGTTTATTATTAGAATTATCTTAAATTTGAATTACAATAAAACAACGTAACATGAGTAACACAACCCACAGTTCTGGAGATCTTAAAGCAGTGTTTGAGACCCTCCCCACAGTAGATTCTTCAAGATCCGATCTACGTGTTATAAACTTTGAAGTATTAGAAAGCATTGTAGCAAACGCTACAAAAAGAGCATCTCTGGAAGCAAGTGTAGAATCTTTAACATCTGCAAGCAGAATTGTATCTGAAGTTTTTAGTAAGTCATTTCCTAGTTTATAATATCAACTCTTTATGGATCAAAAAATAGACAGACCTTATGGTGCTATTACGCACGCTGAAGGTTTACGTATAGGTCTAAAGTATATCAACGATAGACGTAAAGGACGGATCAAGTCCTTAAGAACTCCTTGGGATGCTATTAATAATGCCACTATTGGTGGTATAGAATGGGGTAGCCTAGTTACAATAGGTGCACGCCCTGCTGCAGGTAAGACTATGTTCATTAGTCATATCCTTAGAGAGTCTAAAAGACTCAATCCTGACCAAGAGTTTTCCATCTTAGAGTTTCAGTTTGAAATGGGTGATGAGTCCTATGCTGCAAGAGAATTTGCGGCACAGGTTGCTATGGATTATAACGTAGTGCTATCATCTAAAAAAGAACTTGATGACTTTGCTTATGAGCAGATGGAAAAGTACCTTAAAGAATCAG